ATAATTGGAAGTTTAATTGCTTCGAAATTTTGAGATTTAAATACGTATTTTTGCATATTATTGTTTGTATATTACAAATGACATTGCACTGTCATTAGTCACCGTTTGTGGTGGATTATCTGAATTGCTACTATCAGTATATATCGGATTTAATTCTAGGTCTGAACTTGTGTCAGTTTCACCATAGTATTGATAATTAATATATTTAACTAATCCTAGATTATATTGTTGTCCAGATGTTGGAGATGGATATGGAGTTGTATTATAAGGTTGATATCCAACTAATTCACCATCAGCTAATGTGTCTTTATCCCAATATATATTATTACCATTCCATAATTGATCAATTTGAAACTTAGTGTATCTATCATTAGATTCAACTGCAGTGCACGTAAATCTAATACTTTGACTATATGGATTATTAGTATTTGAATATCTTGACGTCAAGTAAATGTACCATGGTCCAATTTTATCAAACGGTGGATTTGATCCAGTTCTTGTCAAAGCTCCAACATATAAATTAGGTATATTAACCGTAAAATATGATGGTTCATTTGGATTAAAATACAAAGTCATATAAATTGATTATTTTTCTAATATAAGATATACTTCATAAACAAATTGATAGTTCGTCGTATAATAAGCATGTATTATATCTATCACATATATGGGATTAAGATCGGGTGTTCAAGTGAACCCGAGAAACGAATTAACGATCAAGGATTTACAGAGTATGAAATTCTTGAAGTTCATGAAGACATTCACATTGCTTCAGAAAGAGAGATTGAACTACAGAAGGAGTATGGATATAAAGTTGATAAATCACCATATTGGTTAAGCGTTGAAAATAGATATAAGTTTGATGGGTCTCAACGCACTTACAGTTTTACGCAAGCTAATCGTAGTAAAGGAGGTAAAACATCTGGTAAAATAACTGCTGAATCTGGAAGATTACACACTCCTGAAAGACAATCTGAAAATGGTAAGAAATCAGCTAGTAAAATAAGAACATGTCCACATTGTAATAAAACCGCTAAACATTCACAATTAGCTAGGTGGCACTTCGACAACTGCAAAAAGAAAGGGCTCCTCGATTGAGAAGCCCTCTACTAATTTTCGATATTAATTCGAATTTTTATTCGCCAACAAAAGATGCTAAGCATTCGAAGCTCGGCTCGGACTCGAGTGCCTGAAGCACGATTTCTCCTCCGTTACGATCGCCATAAGAAGTTCCAGTAGTAACTGAACCAGAAATAAGTTCAGCTCCGCGAGATACTCCAACTGACCAAAATTTACCATTACCATCTTTAACCACAACTAATAGTTTTGGGTTTTGAGCTAATAATTTAATTTGATCTCTTTTAATGGCCTCCATTTTATTAAAAATAAAGGTTGCTTGTTGATCGTAGAACACAGTTCCATTTTCAATAGCGGCTGTGATTGTCTCAGTAAAACTTGAAACTTGTTTAGGAGTTTCATATTTATACCAAGTGATTGATGTAGGAACACCAGCTGCGTCCAACGATTCGATTTTACCATCTACGTCAGTAGTGATAGTATCATATGTTGGAAGATCCGCAATGTATAAGTATTCGATACCACCTTGCGAATCTTTGCAGCCTAATACCATTCCAGAAGTAATTTGACAAGACATAATTTAGATTCTATTTTTAGTTAATTATAAGGGCCGAAGCCCTTATAATTTGTTTAGTGGTGGTATATTAAAGTCCGTTGAAAGACCATGCAGATGCGTTAACTACTGCAAGACCCAATCTCCATGCTGCCATTACGCGAACTTGGTCGTTGTCTTGAGAGTACCACATTTTCAATTGATCGAAATCATCTTCTAGACCAACTCCTACAACGATATCCTTAGCAGGACCAGCGATCATAGTAGCAATATTACCTGCGTCAACAGTTAATTTGATAGCTTTAAAGCCAGTACCAGGAATTTCTAATACGTTGTTGTTATCAGTTGGAGAAAAATGATATAAATTAGCGCTAACTAATGCTCTACGTAAGAAGTTGAAGTTAGTTGGAGACATAAATACCATCAAATCTTCACGACCAGCGTAAGCAGGATCGATAGCGTCAACTAAAGCGTATACATCAGCTAAGATTGTATCAGCATCAGAAGCAGCAGCTTGAGATGTAGTAGTACCACCAGCAACAACTTTAGCGATCAAATCAGTAGCTAACAATTTCTCGTTGTGATTCTTGATTTTCTCTGTGTAAAGATTAACGATTACTTCTTCAAATGGAGTTTCTTCAGCGTGTGCAGAAGCAGAAAGCTTCTCAGCTAAGTAGTATTCTCTCAAAGAAGATGGGCATAATGATTGCTTTGATTCAAGCTCATTCATTACGATGTCAACTTGTGTGAAGTCAACAGTAGCATTGTCAGACCAAGAGCAGTTTCTTGCTTGTGCTGCAATGTCAACGTCAAGGATGTTTACTGCAGTAGTTCCTGCACGTAATCCTGAACGTAAAGTAGCGTATTCCATCAATTGTGTCTGGAGTACTGCGTTTGAAATTGCCTCGAAAGACATTTCATCAGTGTATTGGCCTAAGTTACCAATTAAGTTAATGTACGACATGATTAATTAATTTATTTATTTTTACGAATTTTTGCGATACGATCTACAGCTGAAAGTCTTTCAGATGTAAAATCATTTCTTGTTACCTTTTTAGCAGCAGGTTCTGCAGAGAAAGCTTGGAATTTAGCTTTCATTTCTTTTAGTTCTGCTGTGATAGCAGCTACTTCTTCCACGATTGGAGCAATAGCTTCAACAACAGCTTGAACAACTTCTTCAGTCATGACTGGAGCAACTTCTTCAGGGATTTCTACAGTAACTTCTTCTTCCATTGCAACTTCTTCAGTTACAACTTCTTCTTCAGAAGCAGCTTCTGCAGCTTTCTCTTCAATAGCAGTAATAGTACCAGCTTCATCGACTGTGATTAATAAACCACCTTCAGTTTCGTGAATTCCGGCAGGTGCCGCAACTTCACCTTCAGGTGTAACCACCATCAAGCTAGTACCTTCTACCATTTCGCCTTCGGTTTTAACCTCAGTGCCGTCAACTAGGACAGCTGTTGCGAATGTGAAAGTAGCTTCATTCAATCCAAGAAGTAATCTAATTTTAGATACAGCTTCGTTTGCATTCATAATATTGATTGAATTTTATTTATATGTTAGCGTATGCTAACTGTTTGAGATATACTATACAACCAGGTGGACAAAAGTTAGTCCTTCTTATTGTTTCGGATACGTAAGATGTTCAATATGATACCAGTTGTGATAAGTAAAAACGTCAAGTATGGTTGTAGTTCCATTAAGATCGATCCTAGTCCAGCAATGGTAATCGTATTTGCAATAGAGTCTTGTGAGTTCATCGTATTTCTTTAAGAATTTTAATAATCTTAGACAGAGTTTCTTCGTCTTGATTGACGGGTTTAGCTTTTTCTAAAAAGTTACCTGCAACTGAAAATCCTCGTAATTCACCATTCTTAATTCTTGCCCATGTTTCATCATCATTAACTTTGTATACTCCGAACCATGTGTTCATTGGTAATCTATCGAAACCATAGAACTTTGATTTATCGTATGTCGGATGTTCAACGATCCACTGTTCTAGAAGAATGTTATCTTGTAAGATTTCACCATCGTGTTGTCTATCTGTGTTGTTATGCCTATGTTCCTTATTAAATCGTTCTTGGATTTTTTTAACAGTATCTTTTGAAAAGTATACGTAATATGGTTCGCCGTTTTGATCTCTGCGAAGAATCATTTGATTAGGAATCATTAATGGACCTGCTACGATTCTTTTCTCTTCATTTAAAGAGAAACCATACTTTGCATTATTACTTACTGCTCCTGTTGGAGATGGATCATCAGAGTTATTAGATTTACCTGCGTTACCGCTTGCTGGTCCTTCTTCAATAACAAGAACTTGTCTACTTCCTTCTGGTTTAAATACGGAAAGTTGAGTCCAAAAATGACGACAATTTACTCCTCCTTTATATTCAAATACATCATACGAGTTTCTACCATTTGGACCCATATTAGGATTTACAACGCTAAGACGTGATCTTAATGTTGTCATATCATCCTCAGAATACATTTTATTCAAGCTTAACATTGCTCTACAAAATCCTCTTTCTGCGCTAGGACCTGAGTATCTATATTTAGTCTCTGCTGGATCGCCTTGGTTAATACCTAATCTAGATAGAATATCAAGACCTTGGATGGCCTTTGATATATCAGTAACAGTATTAAATACTTCATTAGCTTTAATCACCGTGCAGTCTTCTGTGATCATCTCGCCATGTTCTTTGGCCCAATCTAGAATAATATCTTGTTCGTCGGTATACTCTTCATTTTGATCGATGTATGGAGCTAAGTCAGCAGTATCTACTGCAAATGCCATGAAATCTACTTCGATAGCTGGTTCAGTTACGAAACTGACTACGTCTACACCCATATCGTTTAGTTCCATTTGATCTAAATCGATATCTAATTCTACTATTTTCTTAATTTCTTCGTTCATTATAAGGTACATTTTTTTATGTGTCTAAAGTAAACTCCACCTTTTATTGTCATTCCACAAGATGGACACGTCCTAATGATATTTCCAGTAGTCTTTCCTCCTTTTTTACCCATACTAGACAAATGATACAAAGATTTCACTGCTTTAGAACCGTTAATAGATTTATGTTCTCTATCAGTTGTTAGACCATATTCTTCTTGTAATTTACATTGGGCTTTCCATGCAATATCTTTAGTGTCATATTCACCAATCACATGAAATGCATGTTCTTTGAATTTTGCACGACTATCATGTAATGATGTATGTTCTCTTTTTCTTCTAATAGGATCTTTGGTTTCTCCAACATAGACTGGAGAACCGTAGATGTCATATATTTCGTAAACGTAATGCATAATTATTATATCATCAAAGTCGCGCAAGTTTCTCTACTTTAGAGTTTGCTTCTTGTGCTGAACTAACTTCGGTTGCAACAACATATGTTTTGATCGGCATCATTCCTGGACTTTGACTAGCTGGAGTTGCAATACCGTTTAAAGCTTCTGCTATTTGACCAACACCTGGTTGTCTCATAGCATATTTATTTAAGATAAATTCACCACCTTCGGCGTTAATCATTTGACCTCCAGCAGAGTGAGAAGGTCCATTAACATAACCACCGAATGCATATTGTGGTGTTTCAGGAAGTTGAGTATTCATAATCTGCTTTACGGTCTTTAGACCAGAAGCGATAGCAGCTGCAGCAGCAATAGGACCAAGGACAGGACCGATAACAGGTACCGCGACTGCACTTTCGTAGGCCTTTGTAGCTGAAGAATAGGTTGAAATGCCTGTTTCAGCAATCTTAAATGCTTTATAAGCCTCAGTTCCTTCACCGAAGGCTTCTCCAACAGAACCAAGAGTTTGTCTTGTAATTTCAAGTTCAGATTCTGAAGTACTTTTCTCCAGTTGTGTACGTAGTTTTGCATAGCCATCGCGTATTCTTTGTTTCTCTTCTTCAGTTGCTTTTAATGTTTCTAGTTCTGCTAGTGCAGCTTCTTCAGCAATTCTTAAAGCTTC